CTATTGTATACATTATAGCCGACTCCTATATTGCTGCTTTGAGTTTCCAATCATATCATCTATTAGGTTAAACGTTGTTTCAACAGCATTATAAGGTTGCACCTGTCTTGGTACATCCTTAATTAGCTCCCTTAAGTCGCCCCTTATATCCTGATATGGAGTGAGAAACTCTCTTAACCTCTTCGCGTTAGTTATGGCTTCTTCTTCTATCTTAGCATAATTTGAGTACGCCTTTTTTATAACACGCTTAAGGTCATTAGTATTTACCTGTATATCATAACCCCTTGCAGTTGAAGTTGTATCAGTATACTTTACCGGTATCATATAATCTATGAAATCATGACATGCCGAATAATCAGGTACAATTGTAGGTATACCTGATAAAGTATGTTCTATTGGCATAAGACCTATACCTTCACCTCTTGTAGGGTTAACTGATAGGTGTATACCGTCAAGGAACTCATGATATTCATCAGTTGGCATAAACCTTTGTACTAATGCTATGTTCTTACTTACATAACCTGATATACGTTGTTCGTGTTCATTGGGACATGATTTAATGATAAGCGTGCCGGGCATCTTATTCATCTGATACAACGAGTACATTAACTGTGAACCTTTCCTATCGCTTACCTTAGCTATCTGTGTTAGTACTCGAAAATGTTCTTCTGTAGGAGGTCGCTTCTTATACTCATAATCATTGATTGCTATAGGTGGTTTCAAGTATTTAACATTCTTAACACCACTATCTTTAAAACTTTTAACTCCCCAAGTTGAGGTATTATATACTAGGTCGAAGTTGTTCAACGCGTCTACCCAACCATCAAGCAGTTCGTATTTCTCAAACATTGATATGAATACTGCAGGTCGCAACTGAGGCTTACGATAGTAGCAAGGCTGACCCACATATAACTCTAAGTCAGCCTCTCTATAATCATCAGTTAGTTCTACCTGTTCTTCGAGTAACTTTACAACTTGTGAGGTAAAATTACTCCACCCGGGCGAAACATGTATCCCATACTCCGCCCCATTAAGTACCTTATCATTTATGTAATCTGTTGAGAAGAATACTCTCATGATAGTCGAAGACAAGTGGATACTTACGATATTTGTATCCAGAATGCCTATATATTCGCTCCTAAATAAGCTCCTCCTAACTTGGAAAGTCAGGCGAGTAGTTGACTAGCCGAATATTCTTTATACATAAGTAGGATTACTTATACCTTCTGAATTGTATATTGCTCCTACCCGGTCTGCACCAGCTTCTGACGCGCATGGGTAAGCTGTAACAGGTACTATTGTATGCTCACCTGCGCCTACACTCCAAGAATCAGCAAATGTTCTTACTTTTAAGAATACTGTTACCTGTTGAGTAGATACTGAAGTGCTAGTATCAACCGGAGATTCACTACGTATTAACATATGTCTGTAGTAATCCTGACGATTGGATTGTACTGTTGTTGGTTGAATATAGAAGTATGAGCTATTTTCTATCTCATTACTTGATAACCCCATAGCCAAAGCTAGATTCCATAATGTACCTTCAATAAGACCAAAGCTTATTTCTTCATCTCTCGCTGTTTCATCCATAGCATATCGTGATAAGAACTGGTCGCTATGTCTACTTTCTGAACTTACGCCAGGGTTGAACTCTACACCGCCTTCAGTTGAACCTATTGCTGAATAGCTTACACCACCAGCTATCACATTAGCAACTGTCATATTATCGCCGGTAGTACTGGAAGTTATTGAAGCAAATTCTATTACTGAAGGACCTTCTAGGCTACGATAGGCTTTAGGTGTGAAATCTCCTCCAAAGTCTTGAATTGGCATGATTTACCTCCTTCTTATATCGTATACGGTACATAATCGTATATGACTGTTATATTAATTATAGCTGTTAATTCTGAATGTTTTTTACTAATTAAATCCAGTATTTCATCAAAATCTGTACCTGAGGTTAACTCTATGCTGGAGATATATGTATCCCTAACCTTATAAGCTTCACCTTGAGCATTATCTCTTGTTGGGTCTACAGCTAGTGCATGTTCTATATCACCTAAGAATAACATGAAACTGTTAGCTGTAATATTAGTCATTGAAGCATAACATAGGTAGATAACAGACGCGCGATTTAAATCTTGGTCACCTGAACGCTCATTAGTTTGCCTTGAATATCTATACTGTATGAGCGCCTGTCTTGACTTATCATCATAATCCTTACGTTGAACTATAACACCATTAGTTACATGTTGAACATCTGTATCATAACCATTAGCTACTGTTATCTTATTAAATACAGTTTCTAGATTATCACTTATGTCATTACGAGGGTCCGCCATATCTCTCACCAAACCTTATTGCTGCTTTCATTTCATCTCTTATTTCACTATAAGAGTTATTTAATGTCTTCTCCCAAAACTTCTTAGGTTTTAACCTTACATATGGATAACCAAAGAATAACACGTCAGATTTACCTTTACGCCTAGCCGGTGATTTAGGTGTATATCTTCTTGCACGTGTACGTCCTCTTTGAGCCTTACGCCCACTCCGTACTCTACTTTCTATTAGTGTCTTACCACGCTTCTTATCCAGTCTTAATGTAGGCGGGTTACCTGGTACCCATCTAGCCTTATAATGTCTTGCTCTTGAGTTGGGAGCTGTAGGGTGGTTAGGATTAGGTATTGTGAGTAATTTAGATGCTTTAGCTCGTATTATACCACCGCGTTCTTGTTTCTCTGCTATCTGGTTCCATTTAGGATACTTATAGTGTTCTAGCCACGCTCTGAAGTGTATAGGTCTTTCTTGCTCAATTAGATTGCCTAACTCATCAGGTTTAGATGGAAAGTTTATCTGTAACATCTCACTTATATGTTTACTCTTAATAGAGCTACCAGTTGAAGATGATACTTGTTCGTAAAAGTTCTCTCCTATTATTCCATCCTTGTAGTTCTTATGTTCTGAACCTGCGACTCTTTTCAGAAAACGGGATAACATATGATTGAAGACCTGAAAATAGTAATAGTCTTCTGCTTGTACTATAGAGTAATACTGATTCTTAATCTTAGTCTGTATGTTAACTTCCAGTGTCTTACGTGCCATTAACCTGTCAACCTCCTATACGATAGGATTATGTCATCTACCCATTTAGGTACATTAGAGAAATCTACACTACCTCTACCTTCAACAGATAACATGCCTATATCATTCTGTGAGACTTCAGCATGTAACCATCTGACTAATCCAGTACATGCACCTACTAAATCTGCTGGTATCCCCAGTGCTGGATAATCAGCGGTATAAGAGGTACTACCTGTATCATTAGCAGACGAGTCGTAACCTAAGATATAAGCAATCCGGCTACAACTTGACCATACCAGTTCGAACGATGAATGGCTTGAACTTATTGTATACTTATGTGTTACTTCAGAATAAGTTACTGTATAGGTAGCTTTAATATTCCACTCGGATACAGTCTCTAAACCACTAAGCGTTGTATCTATCTCTATCCAGTCGGACCCATTATCTGTTATCTTATATGAGTTACCTTGTTCTATACTTCCACTTGTAGCATCAAATGTGAAGGTGTAACCTATATACGCGTCAGGTGTCATACTACCTGAACTTAAGGTTACTCTATTATTATCTGAACTTGCATCATAGCTACCTGTATCTTGCGAACTCTCATCTTCTTGCTCTGTTCCATTAGTGAATAACGCATTCTTAACTGCGGTACCTAGCTCGTTAGCATTATATCTACCTGAACTCACTGTTGCTGTTATATTGCTACCCCCGTCATTGAATACTATATTATAACTGCTTACAAAGAAGCTAGAGTACCCTGACACATAACTTACCTTAACATTACTTATACCGTCAGTAAACTGACCTGAGTACAACTGTATCTTACCTATATTAGCATTAGCTATATGATACTTACTACCCTTAATGAGAGTAGCTGCACCAAAATCATGTTCTGTATCATCATACAATGAGCTAATACTAATTACAGGTTGGTAGTTAGTTAATATATAACTACACTTCTCACCACTATGTAACTCGTTAGAAACAGTCTTATATTTTAGACTATCTCTACGGATACGTGAGAGTATATGTCGGCTGGATAAGTTTATGAGTTGTACGTACATGTCTAATATCTCAGATGAGAAACTAGACGACGGTCTCTGCATCTCACTCAGCCTGACAGTTGTTGTCAAACACTCAGGGATCAGATTACTCATAATAGACCACTACTGTTCCATGTACAGTTACTGTTGAGAGTGAACACCATAGTGTTAATGTATCATTCTTACCTAGTGTTATGTTAGTCTCAAAAGGAGTAGAACTGTTAGCCGCGCTAAACACATATCTCTCAACTTCAGTTCCACCACTAAGCGTAGCTACCCCTCCTCCCAGGTCTGTCCCCTGCTCAAAGTTACCGTTAGCGCTTTCAGCACTTCTTGCGTCAAGATTAACGGGTGTAATAGACGACGCGGAGTTACGCGTGCCTGTATCGTTTAGCTGTAAGTATATCTCAGAAGCGCCATCTACTTGCAACCATATACCGACTATGACTAAATTCCTTAAACTATCTGTATTCTCTACATATAATAGGCAATCATTGTCAGCAGCGGGAGACTGGTCAAACTGTGCATGATAATTATTATCGTATCTACTCTCAACTACTTTAAGGGTCTCAGGTGTAACTAAACCCGGCCCTAACGAGGTACGAGCCATAACTTAACACCCTCCTTTACCAGTAACCTAATGTTTCAAGTTGATGCTTGATTACACTAATATCTTGCCACTCTTCTTTAGGCGTATACTCGGACTTACCTCTTAACTCTGTAAGCTCGTCATGATACTCTTCATCAATTGCAACTCCAAATGTCTGTACGTTATCACAGTATGGACACTTATAGTGCATATTACAAGCGTAACCATTAGTAGCACGGATTGAGCAATGCATCGAGTATCTGAAGTACATATGCGACCCGCAGAAAGGACACTTAATCTCAAAGCTGGGTTTAAGTCCTCGTTTATTATGGGTCTTAATCCATTTATGTGACATGACCTGCCTTAAAGGTTATAGCTACAGTTATATCATCCCAAGTGGGAGTAGTCCCACCGACTGTAGCTACGACTTCTATAGCAGAGTTATCAGCTATATCTGCACTCCCGGCTGCCGGGGTTGCTACTGCTATGTTAGCGGCACCAACAGTAACCGCCTGTGGGAAACTACCACCAACTGATATACCACCATCTTCAATATCTATCGTGAGCGTTGGACTAGTGCCACCGGAACTTCTGGCAAAACATGAAGCTTCAATTAGCGTGGCTCCAGTAGGCATTTGAAACGCAAATAATGGGTCAACTGTCGCGGTTAACTGTCGTGAACAGTGTAGTGATACAGTGAAATAAGAGTTAGGATTATCAAGACTACCATTAGGTATAGTACCACCCTCGGGATTGCCTGAATGGGTATGAACGACGTCGCTCATATTGTCTATGTCTAACTGAGGCCCATCCTCGGATGTACCTGCGTGCGTATGTCCGGTTGTAGCATCAAACTTATCTATTGTCTCTTTAATGTCGTCTATAAGGTAGTGTCCTGCTGGTAACAACCCATCAATCTGTCCTACATCTCTAGCCATCTCTTTAATACGTGCAACAAGCGAGCTATCAATTTGAAATGCCATTATCTTACACCTCCATCATTTAGCTTATAAATGTAGCCTCTTGTACAAATCTACATAGAATATCATCATACTGAGCGCCAGCGGCTTCTAACCCTTTAGCGAAAATGTATTCATCGTTTCCAGTAGCTCCACCTTCTATCAGATGCCCGTGTGTCGCATGTTCAGACTGCCATATTAATCCTTCGCCATTTACTGTAAGTGCGTTAGCTCTTAAGAATCCAAATCCACCTACCTGTACAGGTACATATATAGTACCACCAGCTACACCAGTACCAGCTCCACAGGCTACGCCTATATCATTAACTTGGCTTGCAGCTGATTCTTCTTGTACTGCCATACCATTTGCTGCGTCTACTTCTATAGATACAATCGCACCTTTAGTAACTGTAGCTGCTGAAGCTATAGGTAGGAGCATAACTTTACCCATAGCAGGCCCTTTACCATTGCCTACTTTGTATCTTATGATTGAGTCTACTTCACACGCGTCGCCAGTAGCAATATCAGTTGTATCAGCATAAAATCTGATAGCCGTCACTCTATCTCTACTATCAGAAGATATATCTATCTCTACTCTTTGGTGTATGCTTGCAACTGCTGCCGGTACATCATGTATAGTCTGAACAACATCACTACCAGCTTCACGGTTAACAATTGCTACTTTAAGACTACCATCCGCATCAAACTCTCCGACGTTACCATATAACCAGAAACCTAAGTAATCACTATCAGTCCAATCCATAGCACTAACACCATGTAAGCCTTGAGCAACGGGGGCTGAGCCATCAATAACTATCGTCTCTATATACTGTGTCTTACCATCACAAGCACCAGTAGCTGTTATTGCAAGTGTAGCTAAACCTACACGAGAGTTACTACCAGCAGTTGCGTCAAAAGTACCATCATGTGACTCAGTCCAGTCAGCTAAGGTCTCTGTATCATTAACCTGAGCCAAGGGACACCAACCACTACCCATAGCCATTTGCAAGAGTGCATCTTCTAGCGCGTTACCATCACCTTGTACATCTGTCATACCAGCTAAACTCTTATCTTTTACTTTACCCCAGTGGGCATATTTGTTGTATACCATTGCTTACTTTACCTCCTTCTTAACTATAATTTACGTCTAGTCTTGCTCAGCAAGAATAAACGCTTTCTTTTCATCAATTTGTTTCATGTTTACTAACTTACCTTTAGCCATGTTGTTAAGCTCTCTGACAAAACTCTGCCACGGCTGATTCATCCTATCCGCCAAATCAGGCAGCGTGAGCCACCTACCTTCTTCTAGCGCTTCAAGCAACGCAAGTCTGGTCTTGTTCTTTGACTCATCTTCTTCTTCAACCTCTGTTTCACCTACTAGCTTAAACTTATCAGGATGCGTCTCTAATATCTGTTTAGCTGCTTTTCGCGGTACTGAGCGTATCTCACCGAATTCAGAGAAGTATACACCTGAGAGCGCGTGTGTATAAGTGTCCAGATGTTTATTGTATACGAACTTAAGTCTAACAGTTTCTTTGTCTTCTTCTTCTTCAACCGGTGGCAGTCTACTATCAATCAGCTCAAAGAACTCATGTCTATCCAGTATAGACCTTGCAACCTCTGCATCTACAGTCTTTATTTGATCAAACTCATCGAACTTAACACGCATGCCATTATAGCTATTCATGATATCATTCGGTTTAAACTTTAGTTTAACTGTATTTTCTGACATCATCTACTCTCCTTAAGTTGTCTTATCTATTCCATACATTGTAGCTGTGCATGGTTGTGTAGTAGGATACAACTGTTGGAAGTCAAGCCTTAGAGTTATCACGAGGTCGTATCTACCAGTCTTAATATTCTTCGTAGATTCTACTGTTATCTCTCGTTTATCGCCAAACGCATAACTACGATGATTAACCAACTGAGCAATAGTATAATTAGTAGTACTACCATCATAGACACCTGAAGCATTCAAGTTTCTCGGTACTGCAGCGGTTTCAACTGGAGGTACCTTAAATATATCAGGTATCTCACCAGTAAGTATAGACGCATTAGCACCAAACTTCTCACGTGTCAAGAGTTCAGCAATAACTAAGTATCTTAGCCAACCTACGCGATTAACTACTAGAGCTAACTGTTTAGGATTACTATAATCGTATTCCTCAGTCTCCATTGCAACCCATAACTGTCTAAAAGTTTCAAGTGAGATTGTATCAGAACAATCTATCTTAGCATCATCTATAGTAAGCTTACGTACACCATCCCAACATGTTCTTGCGTCTGCTGAGTTATTAAGGTTTGAATCCATAGGATTATTCCAGTTAGTATCACCATTCATACATACTACGTCTACTGTCTTACTCGCAGCAATTATAGCTTGCTCTCTTAACCATTCTAAGAACGTAACCGGACTATCTTCATACATTGACTGGTCGTATTGTACCCTACCTGAAAGTTCTTCCGGGTTAAAAATAACATTGTAAGTACTAGGGTCGCTAGCTGTTACAGCTGCAATATCATTATCACTTGATGCACTTCTACGGTAGAACACAATATTACCTTCACCACCAGGTAGCTCAAGCTTACCAGTACCAGACTTAATAGGTAGATGGTCAAACAGTTGTGCAAACTCATACTTAGAGTGCATATTCTCTATGAAATCAGCACTCATAACTGTAGGTCGCCATTCTGCACCTGCACCTTCAATGTGTGAATCAAGAGCTTTAGAAATTCTGGATTTACCGCCTGTTAACTGTTTAAAAGTAGACGTTCTAGCAGGATGTATCTTATTAACAGCTGCTTCAATTAACGCCATATCCTGTTTCTTCTGTACTTTCTTAGCCAGTTCAACCGATTCCTGTTCTTCAGGTGGTGTTACTACCATCTTCTGGATAGGATGCATAGATTCTTCAGGTTCTCCATTATCATCTTCTACATACTCAAACTTGCCAGTAGGCTCATACTTTTCAGATTCTAAACCCGAATCCTTAAGAGCTTCAAACTTCTTGTCAAATTCTTGTCTCATCTCAGACTTAAGAGCTTCTTTCTCTTTCTTCTCACGGCCTAATTTTACGGCCTTCTCTAGTTTAGCAAGGTCTCTTATAAGTTTACCTTGTTCATGTGTAAATGTCTGTGGCATTTATTACACCTCCTCGCCAAATATATCAGTCAGTTCTTTAGGTTTAACATAACCATCTTGAACTAACTGAGTAAGTTCTTTAACTGTATTAGAGATATTAGGGTCTCCATTATTAGACTTCTCAGTCTTTTCACCCTTATAACCTTCATAATCATATCCCTCATATTCTTCAGGTTTCTGCTTCTTCTTACTACCGGGTAATGGATAGACCCACGACTTTATATCTTTAGCAAACTTATCAGCTTTCTCAAGTAACTCGACTAAGTCAACGATAGACTTAAGCAAATCGTCATCAGCTTTCTTAACACCAGCTAATGATTTAAGGTTAGCAATAAGCAGTTTAACACGTTTCTTAGTCTTCTCCCCGCTAATATCAGCATCCTCAATAAGTGAGACTGCTTCTTTAGCTGCGGCCTTCAAGCTTTTCTTTTCAATGTCATTATCTGTTGTTTCATCTGTTTTTCCTGACATTGGTTTACCTCCTTCATTTTTATAGATTGTTACATTAGCTTTATCAACTGCACCTGTCTGAGCTACTGCTATCTCCCGTATAAGTATATCTTCAAGCTCACATGTTTCACCGGGTGGACAGTTGTCACTAATCTTCTTACGTTCTGACATATCTTACACCTCCACCTCCTATACTAAACCCTTTTAACTCACCTTCTTTAACACGTTTCCAATCATTAGAATTACCCATAAAGATGCCTACCATCATAGTCTTAGAAGGTAATTTAATACCATTCCAATCCCTAGGTTGTTCAGTTAACCATAACTCTACTATTTTATTATCCCTATGATAAGTATCCTCATCATGTTCTATACTAACAAGTTTAGGGTCACGTTTAGCAAACTTATAGAATGCATTTTCTACTTCCTGCTTAGTTACTGTATCACCCTGTTTATCTTTCTCCATAGGTACAAGAGCAGGCCCTTTAATCACCTGACGCTCTTTATCAACTTTAAACAGGTTAACCCTTTTCTCTATGAGCGATTGTAGACCCAGCTTCTTAAGCGCGCTAAGGATAGTTTCATTCCATATCATCTCTATCTCATCTTCTTTAGCCTTCTTTTCTTCTTCCTCCTTATCATGTGTTAATATGTAAGGAGTTTGAGTAGCCCACGGCCGAGAACCCATCCAGAACTCATCTTCAGGCGCTTTAGTATACTCTTTTCTTGAAGGTATAAGCTTATAATCCCACCTACCATTAAGCGTATCAGCAGGTTTAGGTTCACGATTAGCCCGCTTATATACATTATCAAATCTATAGAAAAGTTCATGGTAATCTGATTTCATTATACCATAAGCCATCTTACCTTTAGCCATTAAATAGAACCTACCTGAAGTCTCTGATGTCGCGCCTACTTGTTCAGGTTCAGCTTCATACATAGGTTTATCAGGTGTAACAAGCTTCCTCCAAGCTATTCCTTGTGGTGCCTTCTTCTCACTTAACCACTGGTCACCTTCTTTATTCTCTAGTATTCTATCCCTTAAAGGATAATAGAGTTTATCATCCAGACTTTGTAGTACAACCTTAACAGTATTATTAGTCCAGCTTACAAGATATCTACCTTCAGGTTCTTCATTCCTTAAATCGCCATGTACATTACCCCTATTATACACGATGGATAAGTCAAGCTCGCTCAGCTTAGAAGGTTTCTCATCCAAATGTTTATCCAACGCGCGAGTAACATCACCACGTTCATCATCTACTTCCTGTAGTTCAGCTGATAGGTTCTTAAGTGTAGAATCTAACCGCTCACAATCGTTATCCTTCCATACCTGCTTATAGACAGTTTCAGTATCATTTTCTTCAGTAGCCTTCTTAATGAGTTTACACCTATCAACTACTTTCTGTACATCAGCCCTAGCTTGCTTGTGTCTCTTACTTAGAGCTACAAGTCCAGACTCAACAGTAACAGGCTCACCATCTACACCGGTTAACTCTTCCGTTTTAGTAAGATTCTCATAAAATGTATCTATCTTCCTAAGTCTACTCTTATATAGCTTAAGCCGTTTGCTGACTGTTTCATTTATATCCTCAGGTATATTACCCTTTCTAAGAGATTTAAACCATGATTTAAGCCTCTCAGCGTATTCAGATGACCATATACCCCTTAAGTGATACTGCAACACCCAGGGAAACACTTTATCTTCAGGTTGTTCTACCATATAATAGTTCCCCAGCTCTTCCTCAAGTAGCTCACGTTGTTCCTGCCGAGTAAGTTCTCCCTCACCTTCATCTAACTTCTCATCTTTAACCTGTTTCTCTGTATCTTTAGAGACCACAGAGAAGTTACTCACTATTATCTCTTTACGCGTACTTTTACCTCTATCCTTAGTGGAAACCTGCTGGACCTTGATAGACTTAGTCTTAAAACTTTTGAACTTATCTTTCATGTCAGATGAATATGAACATATAAACTTACCATCTACTTTCTTAAGCTGACTGATAAACTTATCAAGGTCAAATGTATCTTCACCTTTACCATAGTCCCCATGCCACTCACCACCTATATAAGGCGGATCAAGGTAGAAGAATGTATCATCACTATCATACTCTTTTATAACCTTCTTCGCAGGTTTGGTTATAACCTTAACACCTTCAAGCCTGGGTTTATTGGTATCATACCAGTAATCTATGCGCGACTTGTTTACAGGAGCAGCAGCCGACGAGTAGCCACCTTCTAACATACTATTAAACGAGTGTTTATACGCATAAATAGTCTTATAAAACCTACGAGTATCATTATCATAGTTACCTTTGTGTATATCTTTAATAAACTCCTTAACTCTACTCTTAGCCGGCGTCCAATTATAACCTTTAAGAGCGTCTCTCTGTGTGGGTTTCATGTCTCTTACAAACTTTAGTATGAACGTCCAATCGGAGTTTATATCAGCTAATACTTCTTTTTCAGATGGCTCTTTGGAGAAGAATACTGAGGCTGAACCACAGAAAGGTTCAACATATGTCTTATGGTCGGGTATCATCTTAATTATACGATTGGATAGATACCATTTACCTGCTGGATGACCTATTATCAAGTTAATACCTTTAGCTATTTGAGCCTGGGGCATTTCTATACCAACGCTATCAAACAGGCCTTTGGATTTATCAGTTGAATGGTCATAATTTGCCATAATACTCCTATTACAAGACTGAACAGAACAGATAACCTTATTCTCTATCTGTTCTATCCAGTTTAATCTATGATAGTTTCTCCTAGGGACTTATAACTAAATTATACTATTTTGTTTATCAGTTGTCAAGTTTTTTCTCTATCTTATTAATCTTATGAACATCGCTAATACTATCTGGCTGTTTCCTCTCAGGCTTTAACTCTTTAAGTCTGGGAAACATATGAGAGTAATGGACGTTATCCTCATCATCTTTCCACTTAACTACTTTCTTAGGCGCTGCAGTTACTATCATACCCAGCTTAGGTTTAACTTTCTTATAGCTCTTATTATATGTATTAGCATATGCATAATCACCTACTTCTTTAGGCGGGAAACTCTTATCAGTCTTCCATATACGGGGGTCGTCTGTACCTTGCCATTTAGGCTCTTTAATATCAGCATTCCATTTTACCTTATGCATACTCTCGGTTACGGTTACTTTAGACTCCATAGGTATAAGCTCGCTATCAGATTTAACAGCAAGCCTAAACTTATAAGTGTTGCTGTCTTCTTGTAGTCGCTTATATAGCTTAAGTGCTTTATCACCTGTAATATTTGTCTTAGGCTCACTCTTACCTATATGTCCCCAAGGCATAGCTTTCTTAGTTATTCCTATTATCTTGCCCGCATACTCTTGGGTTACTTTTATCTTAGCCCAATCAGCAGTACGAGCTACACCGGGTAGATACTTACTCTTAGACCATTTTAGCATACTACCTTCGGAACCTTCGAACTTGTATGCTTTCTTAAGCGCTTCCATAAATTCACTCTTACTAGTAGCTACCCAGTATACAGCTGGTATGAGTATATCATTCTTACGTGTAACCTCATGTAGTATAATCTCATGTACGTGTTTTATTCTATCCAGATATCCTTGTTCATTTATAGGTTTGCTGTCGTATACGCAGTCGTGAACAAATACTTTAAGTGGTTCAGTTATCTCTTCTTTACCTACAACCAGTTCCAGCATATCCTCACGTGGTTGCGGTTTCCCATCTTCGTACAAGACGAACTCAGCGTCAAGTATAACTTGCTCACTTGCTACGCACTTCTTAACTGCTTCTACAACCTGTGGTAATACCTGTTGTCGTTCGCGCATCTCATCTTCTGTGAAAATACGTACTTCGTCATGGTTGCGGTGCACGACCATCCGTACACCGTCAAACTTAGGCTGTATTATAATAGACATTTTACTATCTGTTACTCTCCTTTTTCAAGTTCTTTAGGACTATATGAAAATGAAAGTGCTTCTTAATCTTACGCTGGTTCATTCTTAAAGTAGCTGAGTCAAGTAACTGGTCTATAATCCTGAGTATCTGTTGAAGTTCATTTGCAGGTATCTGCATTGTATGCTCTCGATAGACGGCCATGGGTATACCACAAGTAGTACAGTTACAAATTATCCAACTGTTATTACTGAAATACCACTTAGTCTTACGTTTAAGATTACATAGGTTACACATACACCCATACTACTTCTTGCTCCCTGGAGTCGTCTATATCCACATGTATAAAACTCTTATGTATACCTATACGAGAGAAACCTACTTTCGTCAGCTCAGTTAATATCTTCCATCTAATAGTAGAGCTTTCAGCCTTAATATCAGCTGCTAAACCTTTAACATGAGCAGAATCAGATACACCGTCTACTTCGTTGTTATGCTCCGGACATCTGTAACCTGAAGTAATCCTAAATGCTACACTGGCCCTATCACGCGCTATATCAAGAAGTAAGATTAGCTTCTCACTAACTAATTGTTTATCGTGTTCCCGGTCGCACTTACAGTAGAACTCACTTATGTTAAAATGTTTAAAGTTCATCTAACTAACCTAAACTTCCATTTGTACTCCCGAACAAAGTCATCAGGACTGTAATACGTCCATCCTTCATCCTCCATATTAGACAAATCAGCATCATCTATAACTATATATTCACCTTTACTGGGAAATAGTTCTTTTAACATTCTAACTCTCTCCCGTCGTGCTGGCATACCAACATGAGTACCTTTACCTACATCTTCCTTAGATTTCAGCTTCTCTTGCGCTTCTGCTACTCCCGGTATACCTGCCTCTTTCTTAAGAGCTTGGTTACCGATAGCATATACCTCATGCTCGGTTTCCTCAGCAAGATACCTAACCCATGAAAGCGGTACCGGCCCTTGATTAACATCTATTGTATTATCGCGGTCGAACGCAAATAGCTTCATAATGCATCCCTTAATTCAGTGGATGGTACTCTGTACTTATATTCTCGTCTTGTCCCTTCAGTCCCTGTAATAAAAGTTAAACTTATACAACCTTCAAACTCTGATACTTTCATAGTTGCAGGAGAACGAGTGTCATCACTCTTAACCTGCTCTATATCTATAGTTCGTATATGTTCTTTCTCATGTTCTATCACACTATCTATGTTTACATCCTCATAATCACAATAATTACACTTATATATCTTATGTGGCATTTGGTTCCCCTTCTTTAATGTATCCTTTAGCCCATGTTTCCCATAGCTCTTCTTCGTCTCCTACTTCAAACTCAAACTTATGATACCCAGCCTTTGACTTAATAGGTTTAAAAGGTTTCATAAGTTCAATCTTAAACTTCTTATGATAAGAGTAACTCTCATCAACTTCTATCTTCTCAGGTGGATGTTTAAACCTTAACACTAAATCACATAACCCATACCCTTGCCATGTAGGTCCCACAAACGAATCTACATGGTCAAACTCATCCTGTATATTCTTAGGGAAAGCTCTATCAAACTTCATAAGACACTCAGTTAAAGGTATCTTAAGATAACTTTCCTCAAAGTCTGCTCTCCATATTATCTCTGTATCATTAGGCTCCCGGTCGACCTTAGATGTAGCTCCTGAACCACTGAAAGATGCAAAGTTAGGTATAACTACTAAATCTTCTACTTCTTCAACCGCGTTAAGAAACTCTTGATTCAGCTTCTTAGCTATCTCAACCTGACCTATCCATGTTACCGCGTTCATTGGGAGGTTAACTGCCTTCTTAGGTTCAATATAGGTCTCCTGTAGGTTAAACCTATAAGCATAAAACCTCTCCCTATCCGGCCACCTTGTCTTACGCTCATCTTCACTAATTCTATGTTTACTTCTTAACGCCTTAAAATCTTGCAACCCTATATCTACGGGATAGTCTAATACTATAATACCGTATACCTCAGCTTCAGTGTCTTCCCTGTTAGTTACAAGATAAATGGGTGTACCAGTAAACTTAGTATACTTACGCGGTTGAGTTATAAGAGTCTTCTCACCTTCAACTATCTCTTTAACATGAGGTTGACGTAAATATATACCGGGCAAAGGCCTACCAAACTGAGTAGATTCCCACTCTTCACCTGCACCGGTAACTCCAGTTAACGCCATCTCTAGTTCTTCATAATCGTCAAGATTAGTGGAATAAGACTTAAAATTATCAAGTTTATCTCTCTTCTTATGACGCTTATCTCTATCAATAAACGCGTTAATCACTCTAAGGTGCAGTTTTACAATCTCATCCTTATCCCAACCTTCACCACTACACGCACGTCGCCAGTAAGCATGTAACCTACCGTGTAAGTTCTCCAGCTTCTTATCACTTAGTTCATATATTTGTTCTTGGGATAAATCTTCCATCATTATATTCTCTTAATGGCCCCTTTTTAACATAATGTAGCTAGTAAGGATAGTGAACTGATAACTATCTAGTCGGTTATATATAGCTTTCTTCTGTAACTGTTCGTCCGTTTAAGTATCTCCTAAACTCATCTCTTACTATAGTTTTAGCAACTGATTTATCTAAATCTCCATTTTCAGATACCATACGGTCAGCTACATTCTCAGCTATACTATCAACATATCTCTCAGTATGAGGTTGCAAACCTTCAGCATGTTCTCTCTGCTCATTAGGGAGATGAGAAGTTCTGGCAAACGGTATAGCAGGTGGTGGGTTATCTCCCCATTCAACTTTACCACTTAAACCTATACGATTACGTATCTCATTTGCTGTCATAACACCTGACTGCCATAACCTATAATAGGCTAAACTCTCATCCAGGAGGTCGGGTCTTAGTCCTGATACTTGTCTTAAGTCAAACTCAGCGTAACAATCCTCAGATTTAGGATACTGTCGTATAAGTTCTTTAGTTATCCTTTGCTGAACATTAGTAAGCTCAGGTACAAGAGACCTCCAAAACATCCTCTCATAATCTTTAAGATTATTTTCACCTCTGAGGCTGGCTGCTAAATGATAACAACCTAGACCGGTTAGTATTTCGTCTCTATCAAGCTCTTTAATCTCTATGTATTCACCTTCAGTTGGATTCTTAATATTAAACTCCATCGGCTCAATACCGCTTTGTATAAGGTCAATACGTCCAGATTTTTCTACTCCTTGATGCAACCGACGCATAGCAGCTAAGAATCGCTCATATTCGTCATCAGTTACCTCATCTTCAGTAGAAAATAGCATTGATGGATTAACTGCATTAGCATACCATGTTTGGCCATATGTTATTTCATACAGTTCTAATATGAGTGAATCTTCAAGTGGAGCTATAGAGGACAAACCCCTAAATGAAGAAAGTGGATTAAACTGTCTAAAATGTATAACATCTTTCATCTTATACTGTTTACCATTATAGGAAAATACAGCTATATCATGTTCTTTCTTAGCGGGTGATACTGCATCAGGTCGTGGCGCATGTATCTTAACGGGTAATCCACCGGGCTTCTCTCTATCAATAAACCAGAAAGCTTCACCAGCTAACTTACGATATGCAAATGTTCGTTCTTTAAGTTCTTGCTCGGTAAGTAATCGATTAGGATTAGTCTTAAGTTCGTTAACAGGATGTAACCTATCAATTTCACTTTCTTCTGGACCTATAAGTTTCTTTATGGTTAGGGGTACACTTGCAGCTTGAGAAGCTGACTCATGTATACCTTTGAAGACCCAGAGTAACCGTTGGTAAGTATTAAGTGTAGTCTTTACTGACGGTTCTACGTAGGATGTATCTTTACCTGAAGACAAATAGTACTCAACTGTATCGGATAAGACCTTCATCCTACGGTCATCACTGGTAGCAAACTTAGCAATCTTATACATATTCTTAGCTTTCTTATATGCTTTACGTATTAAAGCCATAATCACCAACTCGTATTACTTAATGTAAACTATTTACCTTCGTTTAAAACTCTTACAAACCGCTCCATGTCATCTCTTACATAGGATATAACCTCATCATCCCATTGACTAAGGCTTCTATTATTCTTTATAGCTTCAACTATTAGCTTGTAATCCTTAGGAGGGTCAAACCCCTGATTTCTTGATATACGATTATAACATCTGTATGCGGAAATGTCAAACTTTTTCTCTGGTAGTATCTTCCCGCCCTTAATACTCGCGCTTCTCACTTTAAGCTGGCTACGTTTGCCTCTTATACCCTGATTAGCGAACATAAGAGCCATGAGACCATCTGAAGTGGAAGCTTCTGGATACTCTTGTATCTCACTAAGAAGTCTACACCAGTCACACTTACATGTTTTCTTATGTTGCTCTGTCTTAAATGCCCATAACCCATTCCTCACTTCAACCGCGAGTGAATCCAGATAAGCGTCTTTGTTAGCCCCTGTAGTAGTTATACCTTCAAGGGGTAGATTCCTATATCCTGAGGCTATCATCCAGTCTATGTTATCCTCCTGCATAGCATTATCTTCTACAATAACTTTAACAGGTTTAAACATATCAAACCTCTCACCTATATATTTAGCCTTATCTGGACCTGACCATTTACCAAACTTAATATCTATTAAAACTTTCGACTGTCTGTCCGGAGACATAGCAACTGTAACAATAGCTGTACCCGGCCGTTTCTTAGTCGCCAAATCTACACCAGTACAACTAATCCAACTGTTAGGTATCTCAATATCGGAGTTAAGTTTTATCTTATCAATATCAAATATATGTGTAGACTCATCGCTAACATGCGACCTACGCTGCTTATTGTATACTTCTACATTATGTTCTTCTTCTTCTTCTAGTTGCTCTTTAGGGTGTTTTTTCTCCCAGTTAATATATATATACTCAGGGTCACCTTTATCTCTTTCATCCATTGAGTATTTAGCTGAATACCAGTTAGATTTCTCAGAAAGGTAGGACATTAAGTCATAAGGTCTCCATGCTAAACCTACAACTATAACCTGACCATCATTCTCTACTCGGTTATTCATTACATTATCAAACCACTCAATATCATTCTTACATGATTTACGAGTTAGTGTATTCTTTCGCGTTAACACATCATCGAGTATAAGTAAGTCGAGATGTGCCGATTGTATAGTCGTACCTATACCAAAAGCTTCAGCTGAATTATCCTTACTTGATGAGTCGCGGTCAACAATTATACCATCTCTCTTAGACCACTGAAACTCTTGCCATGGATGTTGAGGGTCAGGCATAGGTTTTAGCTCAGGAAACACTTTACCTACCTCATCACTCTTAATGTAACTCATAATACTTAAGAGAAACTTACGCGCCTGTCCTGCTGATTTAGAACATAATCCTATACGTATCCTATGATTGTTACCCAGACTAAACAAGGGCCAACCTGTAGAAAATACAGTCGTCTTCCCTGAGTGATGTGGACTCCAGATTACAATATATTGTTCATTCTGTAGTATCTTACACCAATCTTTATGAAAGTCTTTAAGTCGTATATGTTCACCCGTTTTATCATCTTTAAGACAATATTCACAGAATGCCCAAGGTTCTGTATCAGCTACTGGTAGTATAGACTCCCGGTATATTAAGTCTAACATCTGTTGTTTGGTAGGATGAGATAAGTTAGACCTAAGTATACGCTTAACTGTTTTCTTCATCTCTTTCAAGTTCTTCATAAGCACCATCCATTATCTCATCAAACTCAGCCTGTTTCTCACTACTATCCAGGTTAATGTTTACTTGTGATAGTACATTATCTTGTTGTGTTACCGGTTGTGTACCAGTTAGTGACTGTAAAGCTTCAATACCAGTTGCAAAGGCTTCCCATAAGTCAGATACTGACCTAATCTCTACCTCGTCTAGGTTAACACTAATCATATCAGAAAGCCTATCAACAACTTGATTAGCCAGGAGTGCTTGTTTATGAGCTAATCTCTGCTGACTATCTACCATTTGTTCTTGTACCATCTTAAAGTGTTTCTTACGTCTCTCAATCCAGTTTTCCTCCTTAGCCCAGTTCTGGATATGATACTGAGATTCATCTGTCTCTTGACTTACCTCTTTAAATGTGTTACAGTTAAGGTAAGTTAAGAATGCTTTCATTCTCTTAAGTTCATTAGGTTCTTCCATAGGTGGTCACCATGCCTTTAAGAATATGTTTAAGTTGTGGTAATGAAGTTAAATGGGATAAATATAAAGATTTCTGTAGTGAGAGCTGCGCTAGACATTGGCGTAATAGTAAGAGAAAAGAGCATAGACAATTAATAAGAGCTAAAGATAGGTTAGCAGCAGCGGTTATAAGAGAACATACTAAAGTGCTGAAACAATACGTGAAAGAACTATGCCAGAGATTCGACTGAATCAACTTTCATCGTCTCAGTAGCTTCAACAGAATCAAAATCTCTACCAGATATTCTGTTAACCGCAGTCAGTTTCGCTGTATATGTTCCTGAACTTAAACCTAAACCACTAAACTTATATTTCTCATTCGTAACCTCAGCTTCACCAACACTCTCACCATCAACTTCCAGATTAACAACATTACCAGTAGAACTACCAGCAACAGTGTCAGCATCAGACGAAGTAACATCTAAGGTAGGTGCTGATGTCTTAGTTACAACATCAGGCATAGATAGACTGTCTATTGTATCAGCTTGAACACGTAACTCATCTTCCTGCTGTTGCCGTCTTTCTGCTACAACCTCACGGTCCCTTAAATGTATTTCAACTATATCTCTTACTTCTTCAGCTGTAGGATTATCACTTAAATCTGAATGTATCCCACCTATATTTACTCTATCTATACGTGTATCAGCGTCATAAATGTCAAAAGATAGTATACTCTGTCTTGCGTTTGGCCTGATAGTTAAATTAATATTTTCAGCATGCATATTTATCCTCCTTCTTAAAAGTCAATTAGCTCTTTCTTATGTCTAAGATGAAACTGTCTCTTATCATATCGTGATATCATATCAACCGACAAGAGAGCACCTGAGACCCACATCGACTTAAACTTATCAAATGGTACTGGATACTCATCCTTAAGATATCCTTGAATATGACGTTTAACACCATATAACACACGAATAGGTTTATCAGCCTTAGCTGACCTTGCGACAAGCTTCATCTCAAACTCTTTACCGTTTATTCTTAAGTTTTCAGTCTTATAGAAATACTCATGAAACACATATGGCCTTATCAGATGTTCAATCTCATCTTTTACCTCATCAAGTAAGACCCTACTTAGAGTAAACAGATGAAACTTTAAATTATATCTAATAACTTTACCATTAAACAATTATATCACATCTTAGAGAAAAGTTCAAGAACTAATTACTAATATACTCGTTTGACATCCTCTCTCAGCCTAAAGACGTGAGAGATTCCTTTAAATCGACAGAACCGATTCAATCAGCTAAAAACTCCGTAGTCATCACTGATAGGGTTACTGAGATGGAAGTTAAAACGGATACCTTCTACCTCAGGGAGCTGCCAATCGCTCCAGCTACGTGGCTGGTATACTGCTCGCCACGATACTTATCTGTAGTTTACGATAGCTATATGGGCTACCGTCACGATACTCTCTTATGGAGAATCGTGAAGTGTATATAGTTTAGCATTCATCTCGATACCTAAAGGTAGTCAAGTTTTCTTGCGCCGGATCTATAATAGGTACCAGATATTTCACTTTATAAACCGCTACTTAGGTTAAGAGAGTAGTTATACAGTTGGTCCTTCAAACTTAGCACTGAACTCTCGCATAACTTTACTCTCATGTCTCATAGCTTGATGTTCATCTATCATCTCATGCGTCATAATGTTAGTAATCAACATGAACATTACCCAGAGAGTTAGTTTCCCAGAATAAACTTTTAGCTTTCTACGCGCTAACTCTCGATACTTAGCAGCCTCAAACACATTATCAATAATCTTATCAGACTCAAGCTCAACCTCAGTCCATTTCTCCCATTCTTCTACTTGTTTTTTAAACATAAGTAAAGCAGAAGGTACAGTCTTAAATATAACTTCAGGGTCAAAGTTAGTCGTATGTTTCGCATGCAGTGAGTATAAAGGTTTACCAGTAAACAGGTCATTCTTACACTGCAACCTATACCCCAGGAGGTCAACATTAACTCCATAAGTTAAGTCATAAGAATTAGTAACTCTCATCTCCAGATTCACACTCTGTCCATCCACCTCATATTCAACCTCAGGAAAGTTATACAGTTGTATAAGTCTAGCTCCTTCATTACGATATGATAGTGCATGTATATTATAGTTCTTAAGGTCATCGACAGTCTTAAACGCTTGCTCACAAGCATTTATAACAGACTGATGTTTAATAAGTTTATACCTATTAGACACAATAGCAAGCAACCTATTATCATGTAAGTCTACTACAGCTTTACGTTCTTCTACTCCAGTAGGATTATCCCCTATTCTTATAGGTTTAATTACCGGCTGCATTCTTCTCACCCCTTTCACGATTATTCCCTAGGTCTTTCAACCAGCTCAAACTCATGAGATATAGCAATATTCCATCTAGGATTCGGTGGAGCATCAGCCATTTTAGCCATTAAGTCACAAAACTCATCACGAGACAACCTAAAAATAAGATCTGACCCACCACCACGCATGAGAGTAACTTCTTGACGATTAATGTCTATTATCTCTATGTATACACCAAAATATTTCATCTTCTTCACCTCAGAAGTTCCAGCTATCTCTTCCTTATTTTGTATCTCTGTAATAGCCTGATTAAACTTTTTAATCGCTTCTAGTGATGCTACATTTGATACTACATTATCCATGTTTTCACACGCTCCAATCTAAGAGAGGTCTGAAACATACGACCCATGGTTTAACTTTATCATCAATTAAGATAACATTATATTTCTCAAGCCGTCTTAATCCCTTAGTTAGTGTCTCTCGATGTAAGTTTAAGTCTCTTGCTAACTGAGCAACCGAAACCCTACAACACTCACCATAATGCCTTTCATCTTGATATGATAGATAAGCTAAGTACAGATAAAGGTGTATATCAACCGGTTTAATAGCATTTGACTTAAGAAGCGTATTAGGTACACTATTAGTTCCTAGCCTAAGATTAATCGCTGTCTGCCTTATCTGTTGGTTGTCTACTATCTTGTATGTTTCTCCGTTGCTCTTGGTAAAACTCATCTACATGTTCTTCTAATAATTTATTTATTAACCTACTAAGGGATAGCCACTCCTCCTCTGCTACCTCTTTAGCGGATTCCGCTATATCTATATCTAAATAAACTGAAAAGTTCCTCTTATCCGTCTTCATCTTTTTATCCCTCTTGCACACTATTATAACGTAAGATCTGTTAATTGTCAAGGGTGATTTCATTATTTAACTTTGAACATATGTCGCGGTTATTTCGACAGTTGCAAAATACAGATCAAGCTATAACTGGGACTGCGAGCGCGGCAACTCGCGGTTTTTTCGACACATATGTTCAAAATAACGTTAAGACCTTCACCTCTCTTATCCATCAGCCTGTAGACCTCCTCCATTACCCCCATTTTTACCTTAGAAAGCCGACAAACGTTTACGTAGTTTATAAAACGTGCGTGCGTACGCGCGTGCGCGCGAAGGCCATACGTCATACGTCATACGTCATATGCCTTATACCAGTCATATGCCTTATGTCATACGAATAAATGCCTAAATATACGCCGTATACTTAGACTTAACCGGTAGACATGTGTAATTATATATATAATTCCTACTATTAGTTCGTCCTTCAATTGTTTAATCATAATATCTAGCTATAACTTATATATCTTTCTAAATTCTAACTGTAGCTTAATCTTAACGCCTATTAATCTTAACGCCTAGTTATATCCTATCTATCTATATAGATAGA